ACTGAGATCAAGGGCTACCACTTTGTAGTCAATATCGAAAAGTCTCGACATGTGCGTGAAAAGTCTCAGATCCCTATTACTGTTACCTTTGATGGTGGTATCATGAAGTGGTCTGGACTACTAGAAGTTGCAGAGAAAGCTGGCTATGTACATAAGCCAAAAGTTGGTTGGTATGAAGCCCTTAATCCAGAGACTGGTGAAGTTCTGAGTGATAAGATGATGCGGGCAAAAGAGATCGTAGACAATAAAGATTTCTGGTTAATGATGTTTGAGAAAACAAATCTTGCCAAACACATCGAAAAGGTGTATACTATTGCTTCTAGTGCGGGTCTCATCAGTGATGATTCTCAAATTGAAATCGCTGATGAGGAGATAGTGGCGAATGATTGAAAACACCGTTCTTGCGGGACTCTTACATAACGAAGATTATATGCGAAGAGTTATACCTTTTCTTAGTGAAGATTACTTCGGTGACTTCACTGAGAAGACTGTATTTAAATCTATAACAGAATATATTGCAAACTACAATAGTGTGCCAACGAAAAGCGCCTTAAAGATTGCTATCGATGAGAAAAGCAACATATCAGATGATCAGTATACTACAATCATTGAAACGATTGATGGTCTAGATTATGATGCTAAAACTGATTTAGATTGGATCGTAGATAAGACTGAGAAGTTCTGCCAAGACAAGGCAGTCTTTAATGCTGTTCGTGAATCCATTCTTGTGTTAGATGGCAATCACAAAGATTTAGATAAGGGTTCTATTCCTGATCTATTGACTAAGGCACTTGGTGTATCTTTTGATCAGAATATTGGTCACGACTTCCTCGAACAACCAGAAGATCGATATGAGTTCTATCATACGAAAGAAGACAAAGTTGCGTTTGACTTAGACTTATTCAATAAGATCACTAAAGGTGGCTTGTCTCGTAAATCTCTAAGTATTGCTCTCGCAGGTACTGGTGTTGGTAAGACATTGTTCATGACACACTGTGCGGCTGCCAATCTTATGGATGGTAAAAACGTCCTATACATTACTATGGAAATGGCAGAAGAGAAGATTGCTGAACGTATTGACGCTAATCTCCTAAACACTACGATTGATGCACTTCAAGAAATACCTAAAGATGTGTATATGAAGAGAGTTGACAGAGTGAAAGGCAAGACTACTGGTAAGTTGATTGTCAAAGAGTATCCGACTGCTAGTGCTGGTTCTGCACATTTCAGACATCTTTTAAACGAATTAAAGCTAAAAAAGAACTTTAGACCAGATATCGTGTACATCGATTATCTAAATATATGTACTAGTTCGAGAATGAAAGCTGGCGCTAATGTGAATTCTTACACGCTTATCAAAGCAATCGCTGAAGAGTTGCGTGGTTTGGCAGTAGAGTTTAACGTGCCTATCTTAAGTGCTACACAAACAACTCGTACTGGTTATAGTAGTTCAGACTTAAACTTAGAAGATACTTCTGAGTCCTTTGGTCTACCAGCAACTGCTGATTTTATGTTTGGTCTGATCTCAACTGAAGAGTTAGAGGGTCTAGGGCAACTGATGGTAAAACAATTAAAGAACAGGTGGGGTGACACTAATTATCTGAAACGTTTTGTAATAGGAATTGATCGATCTAAGATGAAATTATTTGATGCTGAAGAATCAGCACAAGATTTAGTTGATGATACTCCTGTTGCAGATAAGGGTAACTTTTCTAGTAGAATGAAAGAAGAGAAGTCCAACGACGGTAGTGTCTTATCCTATAGAAAGCGAAATACTGAGAAGAAATCAAACTTTGGTGGCTTCAAATAATAAAGGAATAAATGAGAATATACTGGAATAAATTTCACTCGATGATGAAGAGTGGAAGAATACATAGAGTATTAAACAAATACTTAAGTTAGGAGAAACATATGTGGTTGTGGATTTTAAGTAACGTAGCGGGGTCACTATTAGGTGCCGCATCTACAAAATGGTTCAAAGATACTAGAGCAGGTCATTGGTGCTATAACAAGTTCGATGATATTGCTGATTGGGCTACCGAAAGGTATGGCGTTGATATTCTTGATAAAGAAAACATTGCTTGGAAATCCAAGTATCCAAATGTATCTAAGAAGATTGATGAGTTAGAAGCAAAGATAGTTGAATTAGAGAAGAACAGTCACCCTTGCAAAGAACTACATGAGTTCGATGTATGGCCGGAGTTAGATGCTAGAATCAAAAAACTAGAGGAAAAGACTTTTTGGAAAAAATAATGCTCTATCTTGTAACTAAAGTCAACAAAGAGTTTCAAGTTTTAGAACAGTCCACCGGACTTAATCTATTCACTACGACTAATGCCAACGAAGCAGAACGTATGCGAGTGCTATTGAATAATGGTAGTGGCTTTGATGGGAACACACCAAGCTTTTTTATCAAGGAAGTTGCCCAATAAAAAAGGCAACTAAAAGCTGCCTTTTCTAAATAGTTTGCGTGACTGGGAGGAACCCCACCTGCATATAAAATGCGACCCCAGTTATTCCTTTTGTGAGTTTTTTAAAAACGTCCACACTTGCCTCTTGTGTTGTTACACATTCACACGCACCCATGCGACTATTTATACATTTTTAAAACCCGTGTCAATCTTTTCGTAATACTAAATAGCATCACCTGCAACAGAAGAAGGAATAGTTCATGTCAGTGGCTCCAGACGAAGGAGTCTTTCTAGATATTGAAGTTATGGAACTGGTTGACGGATGTATAGAATCATCTGTGCCTATCTATCTAATGGCTCAATATGCAAAATGTGTTGAACACGATCCGTTGTTATCAGAAAGCTACCTTAAAAAATTGTCAAAGAAAATGCTTGACAATTGGAATAAAATAGTGCATAATCATAAACATCTGATCAGTGAAGAAGACCTTAAAAACGTTGACTTTACTGGCGATTATCCAAAGCGCACAGAGATTGGTGTGCAACAGATGAGGTATGTATATTATGGCACTAAACGCAGAAACAATCCGTGAAGTCAAGTACGCTTTAGAAGAAGCCGAAATGCTTGAGTTCGCACTAAACGCTTATGATGAGCGTAGGATACAAAGCAACGCCAGCAAAATGTCTGGTGTACCATTGAAACTGGTACGTAAAGTATACTCGGAGACACAATCATGAGTATGCATATGATAAAAGGTATTTACGCTCCTAAGTCGAAAAGGCGTAAAGCCAAGAAACTCGACATGAGTAAAGTTGAAGTACAATGGAGACAGTATAACAAAGATATGAGGCGCAAGCATATGCACTCATGTCAGTTCGATACGCTAGATGAATATGTTGCATATATATCTGGTAAACTAAAACCTAAGAAAAGAGAATTTATACCATATGAACCGACGCCAAGTGCACCGCAACAGAATAAGATACCAAGCCAGACGGCGAGCCCAGTTCATGGAATCCCACAAGCAGGAAGACGAAAAGAGCGACAAGTCTACACAGGAGACTACATCGTCGGAATTGCCACCATGCATAAGTCAAACGCAGTACCTATTACGAACCAAGAACAAGCAATAGAGATAGCAAGGATGGCTAAATGACTCGCTCATAAATAGTAGAAACAAGAGGAATCTACTGAATCATGAGTATGGAAGCATATGCTAAAATTGGAGAAAACCTGAACTCTATCGTGAAAGCGAAGAATTATCAGGTTGCTCCTCTGTATCCTAAAGGTAAGCCTGGTACTAATGATAAGTCTACTAGAGAGTTTCGCTTGCAACTGATTGATAAGAATCGTGATACGAGTGCCGATGTTATCGCACACCTTAAGATGCAGTTACGTAAAGATACTAGTTTAGAGAGTGTGACGTTCAATGATATCTCTCCTAATAGTTCTAAGTTTCCTAGTTACGGCTTTACCTTTGATGGTCTCAAGTACGACATCATCATTGCAAGAGGTGCCAATGCGGGTGAAAAGTTCGAAGTACGAACAGTCAAAACACTAGATAACTTTTTCAAAACTCGTACAGATAATGAGACATCTGAAGTTGTAACTCTAATGAGTGAATCATATGCTCCTTTTGCAAACGCTGAGATCGTTGGTGCAAAGCAGAGAACGGGAGCAACAAAGAAAGAAGGTATACCTATTGATAAGCTAGGCGCTATCATAGGAGATATCATTCTTACAGACAATCAGAATAATGAATGGTACATATCACTGAAAGATATTAACGGTAATACTTTTAGTTCGTATTCTGGTGCCGCATCTCTATTCAACTCTGCAGGCGATCTGCAACCAAACTCTGCTGGTGCTAAGTTTCTAAACACATTTGGTGTAGATTTAAACAGAGTGCAAGAAGGGTTTGATGAACGTGGTAGTATAAATAAAGTTAGACCGAAACTCGCAGTATCAAAAGCCAGCGCAAGAGAGATCGAAAAGATTTTCAACAGAGCGTGGGGTATGAACTACTTCTACGTAAGGCGAATGAGAACTGGGTGGAAAGTCTTCTGGTTAGGTAAAACTAAGTTGGATAAGTTATCTCAAAATATAAAAATTGATGATATAAGATATCCATCCACAAAATCTAAACAGATTACGATATTATGTAGTAACACAGTTGAGAACTATGTAATTGAGTTGAGAAATTCTAAAGCTGGTGAATACCCAAACGATACTAAATTCAAGGTTAAGAAATGACAGTCAGATTTAAAAGTTTTATTACCGAATCAGTCGGTGCAAAGGGACTAGCATACGAAAAGAAAGTTTTCGATGCAATGAAGTCTGCTGGAGTGATTGGCTTAGATGTGGGTAGCAAACCAGGCGCAGGATACAGTAATCAAGGCGCAGGTGATATTGAAGCATTATACAACGGTAAAGAATTCAATATCGAAATTAAACTAGACAAGAATGCACAGATGGGCGGTACGTCTATTAGAATAGACACGCAGAATAAGACCCACACCTTAGTCAAACCCGATGCGGTAGACGATGACGCTATTCCATTTTTCATAGAAGCGGCAAAGAAACAAGACAAAGCACTAAAAGATTGGGTTAACTTTATTCGTAAGCAAGAGCCTGTAGCATTCCACAAAAAAACACCATATACGATACCTTTCGGTTCAGTCACTAAAGACGCATGGTCAGCGGCACAGAAAGCTGGCTACTTAACTAAGATGAATGCGGTACAATCTTTTGACTCAGCGAAAACAATCGCTAAAGCATATAACCGAAAGAACGTATATTACATTCAGATTGGTAAAGCAGGTCTTTTCTATCTAGGAAGCAATCCCTTAAAACTAGATGTTCCAGAATACAAAGGATCTGTTAATATCGAATTTAGATTAGGACCATCTGGAAGTAAAGCAAGAAAATTTGAAGGCGAAGACTATCGTGTCGTCGGTGCTGGATATCGCTGTCAAGGCAGACTGAAGACTAATATC